AGAAATGGATGAAAAATGGACATGGAGAGATTATGTAGATGGTGGTCCTAATTTAGACCAGCGTCTTATAAAAATAGCTAAACTGCTTAAGCGTATGAGAGCGTGGGAGAACAAGAATGGTGATACACCTATGGACTCTCCTAATGGTGTTATGTTTGGTAAAGATATGGATTATGTAAATAAAGTAAAATCAGGATTATCTGGAATGTTAAATAACTATTTTCAGTTTAACAAAGAAACTAAAACTATCTTAAATAAAATTTGGAAAAGATATGCATAATATATTAATTGGGTTTATATTGTTTATTGTAGGTCAAGCTATGATTTGGTTTCAAACTAACTCTCAGTTTATATGGAAATGGCCAAAAGATAATCCTATGTTGATTGCTCTATGCGGAATACCTATTTCTTATATATTAATAATCGCAACAAAGTATGTTGTACAAGGATTTGATGGATTGTTATGGCCAGGTAGATTGGTTGGTTTTGGAGCTGGTATGATAGTAATGGCTATATGTACTTATGTTATGATGGGTGAAGGAATAACTACTAAAACTTTAGTAAGTTTAATTTTAGCTGTAACACTAGTATTAATTCAAATATTTTGGAAGTAATGAGAATACCTAAAAAACCTAAACATAGAAGTAGATTACCTTTTTATTGGTGGAGAAGATTTCCTGTACATAAATCATTAAAACCTTCTGCACCGCTACTAGATAAAATAGAAAATGGTGATTTCGATTACCCTCAATTTTTCAAAGAAGCTAAGTATGAAATGCATTGGATGAAAGAAGAGTTAGAAGAGTTTGAAAAAAATTATAAAGGATTTGATGATCCTAAAAGAGATAATCTATATATTGATATTCAAATGAAGTATTATAAACGTAGAAATAAATTATTTGAAGATGGTTATAATACAGAGAATGAACGTTTAATAAAATTAGTAGATGCTTTGCATAAAACGTTCGGAATTGATAAATTTGAAATAAGAAGTATGATGGAAGAATTTCCGCATAACCTAAAAAAATTCTATTTACATTGTAAAAATGTTGCTAGAATGAAAAATATTTCTTATATTAAAGGATAAATCACGTCAGGCGATATTTATTATAGAATAACAAATGACAATTAATAATTAATAAATAAAAAATAGGAGTTAAAAAATGGCAATTGATTTAGACGCTATCCGCAAGAAATTAACTAACTTGCAAACTACAACAGGTAAACAAAATAACCTGTGGAAGCCCGAACCGGGCAAACAAACAATTAGAATCGTACCTTATCAGTATAATAAAGATAACCCTTTTCAGGAGTTATATTTTCATTATAATCTTGGTAAGAAGATTTATCTATCACCCGTAACTTTCGGTAAAGCTGATCCAATAGTTGAGTTCTGTGAACAACTTAAATCTTCTGGTAATAAAGAAGATTGGCAAATGGCTAGAAAAATGGAACCTAAAATGAGAACTTATGTTCCTGTTATTGTTAGAGGTCAAGAAAGTGAAGGTGTAAAATTCTGGGGATTCGGTAAAACTGTATATCAAGAATTATTGAGTATTATCGCTGATCCTGATTATGGTGATATTACTGACGTTATGAACGGAAGAGATGTTACTGTTGAATTTATCGCTGCTGAGGGAGCTGGAAGCTTTCCTAAAACGTCGATTAGAGTAAAACCTAATCAAACTCAAGCTACTGACAATAAGGATGTAGCAAGTAAAATTACTGACGGTCAAAAAGAGATTACTGATATATTTAAGGAAGTATCTTATGATGATCTTAAACAAGCATTAGCTGAGTGGTTAAATCCAGAAGATGAAAGTAATGATGTTTCTGCACCTGCTCAAGAAACAGCTAATGAAAATAAAAAGGTTGATGACGTTAATCAAGCATTCGATGAATTATTCAAAAACTAAGGGGTTATAATATATGTCAAAGAGAGATGATTTAGCTTCTGTATTAGCAGATAGCTTAAATAAAAAATTCAAAGACTATAAGGTAGCATATTTTTTAGATGGTTCAGAAGAAACACCTACTGATTTAACAGAGTGGATTTCTACTGGATCGTCAATGCTTGACCTTGCTATTGCAAATCGTGCTAATGGAGGAATACCAGTTGGTAGAATTACCGAAATAACTGGTTTAGAAGGTAGTGGTAAATCTTTACTAGCTGCTCATTTATTAGCTAACACGCAAAAGCAGGGTGGTTTAGCAGTTTATATCGATACTGAAAATGCAATGAATGAAGAGTTTCTTCGATGCATTGGTGTTGATGTAGAAAATATGTTATATGTCCAGTTAGAAACTGTAGAGGATATTTTCGAAGTTATAGAAAGTATTATTACTAAAGTTAGAGAATCTAGTAAAGATAGGTTAGTATCTATCGTTGTAGATTCAGTGGCTGCAGCTACAACAGCTGTAGAAAGTGAAGCAGACTACAGTAAAGATGGTTGGGCAACTTCCAAGGCAATCGTATTATCTAAAGCTATGAGAAAAGTAACTCAAATGGTAGGTAGACAAAGAGTAGCTCTTATATTTACTAATCAGTTGAGACAAAAGCTTGGTGTTATGTTTGGTGATCCTTGGACTACTTCTGGCGGTAAGGCTATCGCGTTTCATTCAAGTTGTAGATTGAGATTAAAATCTATGGGTCAAATTAAAGCTAAAGTAAACGGCGTTGATGAGACTATCGGTATTAAGACTCAAGCTCAAGTTGTAAAAAATAGGATGGGACCTCCATTAAGAAAAGCTGAATTTGAAATTTATTTCGATTCCGGTGTCGATGATTTTGGTGGTTGGTTAAAGGTTATGAAAGCTCAAAAACTTGTATCAGCAGGTGGTGCGTGGTACACGTATGTGAGCGAAGATGGGAAATCTCATAAATTTTTATCGAAAGATTGGCAAAAGCTTTTAGAGGAAAATCCTACTATTAAAGAAGAGGTATATCATAAGATCTGTAATGCTCTAGTAATGGAGTATAAAACAGATACTATAGGAATTGATGATATATCGATAAGTGATGAACCTGTCCCAGAAGGATAATGAGTAGTATTTACAGTCCTATAGCCCTGTGAATATTAATGTGAACGTTTATATGTGCTGATACCAATGTAGAGAGGAGAGCTATATTACTCGATACTAAATCATATAAAACTAGCAGCTCACGGTAGGGACTGATGCATAACGCTGATGTCCCTACCTTTTTTTGAGAATAAAATGAAAAAGAAATATTTTAGTATATTAGAAAATTTAGAAGAAGGAAAATCTTCTACTGCTTCACCTAACGATAAAGTTTTAATTATCGATGGGTTAAATACGTTTATAAGAAGTTTTGCTGTATCACCTGTAACAAATGATGATGGTATTCATGTCGGAGGTATAACAGGATTTTTAATGTCAATTGGTTTTGCAATAAGAACTCTTCAACCTACTCGAGTAATAATTTGTTTTGATGGAAAAGGCGGGTCACAAAGAAGAAGGAAAATTTTTCCTGATTATAAAGCTAATAGATTAGTAAGAACAAAGTTAAATAGAACTAATGCATTTAGTGATAAAGACTCTGAAGATCAAAATATGAAAATGCAACTCGGTAGATTAGTTCAGTATTTAGATCACCTACCAGTTCAAATCCTAGCACCTCAGAATATAGAAGCTGATGATGCTATAGCTTATATTAGTAAACAATTGCTAACTGATAGTAAAATTTTTATTATGTCGTCTGATAAAGATTTCATACAATTAGTTGATGATAGAATTGCAGTTTGGTCCCCTACAAAAAAGAAACTTTATTTTAAGGACGATGTTTTAGAAGATTACAAACTGCCTGCACATAACTATCTTTTATATAGAACATTAACAGGTGATAAATCTGATAATATTCCAGGTATAAGAGGAACAGGGATCGCGACATTACAAAAAAGGTTGCCACTATTATTTAGTGATGATACAATTAGTATAGATACTCTTATTGAAGAATGTAAAGATTCAAAAATTAAAGTTATGCAAACTATTTCAGAAAGTAGAGAGCAGCTAGAATTAAATTATAAATTAATGCAGCTTAATGATGTAGATATTAGCGGTAATTCTAAAAATAAAATTATGGATGTTGTACGTAATCCTATCGGACGAATGAATTCTACAAAACTAAAAGTAATGGTTATTGAAGATGGAGTAACAGGAGTATTTAGAAATTTAGAGTTTTGGTTAAGAGAAAGATTTTTGAGATTAGATACACATGCAGATACTTTCAATAAAAGTTGTTAATGTTTAATATTTTTCGTATATTACAATTATGAGTGATACTTTCAATACATATGGATATAGCTTTCAGATTAAACTGTTAGCAGCGCTGTTTAAGAATAAAACCTTTTTGCAGCAAGTTA